CCATAATCTCAAACCCCGCGTTAGTCTTACCGCGAGAACGGAACCGCATCGACACAACCGGAACAAACCCAGGCTTCTTCGCACGCTTCCCCAACGGTGTCACCGTAGAACCCCGCACAGCACCCCAGTTGTACGCCGTCCCACGGGACGAACGAGTCGCAAACCCAGACAACGGAGACTGCTTAGGCACAGTATTCGCCAACTTGTCCACCACAGGCTGCAACCCTGTTTTCATATCCTTCTGCAACTGTTTCCGCAGATTCGGATCCAGTTGACGGAGTTCCCGCAACACAGTTCGCAGGTCAGCTTCTCTGATAGTGAACTGGGCAGGCATGATACCTCTATTCTACCGGCGTCCCCGCTTACCACTCTGGGCCTGAGAACGCGCAACAATATAACGAGCCATCGTCCACAACATGCGCGGATCCTCCTGCAACAACACGCTAGGAGCAATCCCCGTTTCAACCGCTAAGGCTGCAATCTCCCAATGGAGGCTCGAATCACCGAGCCCCTTTATTTTTTTCCTGAAGCCTCAGCAACCATCGAAACAGACTCAGCCCACTTCTCAAACTCCTCCGTGGTCTGCCCCGTGCGCTTCAGCACAGCATAGGCAAGGAAGAACAAGTGAGTGAGCCGAATCTCTTTCTCAAGGCGTGCAACGCTCAAATCGAACTTTGATTCGAAAGCAATCAGGTCAGCAGCAATAGCGGTCACCTCAGCGGAGGAACCGTCGACGAACTCAATGCGTAGGTTTATGGGATTCATTGGTTACGCCGTAGCCCTTGAAATGGTGCCATCTGCGAGAGGCCAGGAAACGCTGAGCGTGGCGAGGTCGCCGACGCTGGAAGCATAGGGCTGGTACTCGGTGCAGAGGAAAACTCCACGGTAAGCAGGTGACGTGCTCGAGGTTCCGTCAGTCGGAGTCACAACAACAGTTGCGTTAGATCCGAGAAGCGGGAACAGGGTTGCGTCAACCGAAGCAGCACCGAAGTCCTGGTGGAAGTCAAGCGAAATGCTTGCATCCTTCAGACCGGCAATGCGCTGAACGAAAGTGTCACCGAAAGCGGTCACTTCTTGCTCGGCAGCCGAAATGTCGAGGGTGACTGCGGCCAGGCTTGAGCTGAAGTCAGTCCCATTGATTGTGATTCTGTAATCAGTAGCAACAAACTTTGCCACAGTTTTCTCCTTAGTCTGCGTACACAATGACAGCGAAGTCCGCTGACAAATACGTTATATCTCCAATTGTAACGGAGGTGATGTTACTCATCTCCCCCACCCTCGTGTCGAAAGCGTTACCGTTGAGGGTCTTGTCCGACTCGATAGCGGTCTTGATAGAACGCCCACCACCATCATCGATGAGCTCATCCATAGATCGTTGAGCTTGTGACGTTGCCACCCGTCCGAAGATAACGGTCACGATGAAGTTGTATTCGGTGAGGCCACGCTGGAACGCCTGGTCATAAGACACGGACTGTAACTGCACAACCGCTGCAGGCATCATTGGATTGTCAGGAATGTCAGCGTAGGTGCGAATCCCTGAAATTGTGCCCAGGTTAGTTGCCAGGCCGGTGCGCATACCGTTGACGGTCACGCCATCCTCACCTTCCTATAAGGCTGAATCATTCGCTCGACATCCGGGTCCAGCTTGGTCCCAACACGAACGGCTCCGAGGTCTGAGAAACCGAGCACACCCGTAGGGGACTCGTAACGCTTGTATTGGCGGAGTGCTGACAGAATGCAAGCCTGCCGGACAGCAGTCGGAACCGTAGCGAAACCGAACACACCCGTCACCTGAACGCTCGCCTGATTAGCGTCAACGTTGCGAGGCTCGTACACCGGCCACAGGAAAGTACCCACGGCGCGAATCCTCGTGAACGGTGTTTCAATACCGCCAGCGAGCCCGTTCAACGGCTCCAACTGAAAGTCAGACACATCGAACGTCGTGTCGAAAGTTCCATCACCATTGCTGTCAGTCTTTAGCGTAGTCACCGAAATAATGTCATCAGTCTCCACAACGTAGAGATCCTGCGGGACGTACACTCGTGCAACCGGTGTCCCAGCCGAACCGGTCTGATAGAACACCCGCTCAGTGTAAGAATCAATCTCGCGTGATGCCGCCTCAATCGACAACTCCAAAAGAGTGTCATCAATCGTGTCAGTTATGCGAGCCGCGGCCTTAACATCCGCCAGTGAACAATACCCATTAGAAATCGCCATCAAAGCCTCCGCTAACCATTCTACCGGTCAGCCTCCCAACCGTTCGCTCTACGACGTTCCACATCCCAACCTCCAGCACCAAAATCACCACGAGCAACCTTGTCACGATAATGCGCCTCGTTGCGGGTGAACGTTGCCGAGTTCTTATCCTTGAAAACAGGATCCGAGTGAATAGTTGCGGAGTTTTCATGCAACACCTCAACCGCGAGCTTCCTAATCGGCACCCCATGATGGTTAGCGCGAGTGTTGTAATCGTTGTCCTCAAAATATGCTGGAAAAAATGCGGAATCAAACAAACCCAAGCGCCTGACAGCCTCATAGCCGACACAAAATACATGCCAATAGGGAAAGTACTCAGAAAGCGTTATCTCGTCGCTACGAGCCTCACAGAGCCTCTCAAGAGCACCAGGCTGGAACTCCACGTCATTCGAGGCAAAAAACCAGCGGTCATCATACGGAAACGACTTGATTGCCAGATTCCATGACGCCGCAACACCCAGGTTGGCTGGCATGGGCAGATAGGTGGTCATTTCAACACATTCGGGAACGTGAACCTCCATGTCCTCCTGCACGCTCGAAGCCCCGTTATCAATGATGAGCAGGTGCCGGATGGAATAGTCAATCGATTGCAGGCAACGCTCCAGCAGATCGTAACGGTTCAGAACTGGGATGGTCAGATTCTCAATCATGCCCAACTCCTCGACTCATAAACTCGTGCCTCATCCAACAGCGCAGCATAATCAGGATTCTTTCCACGAACCACGTCAACAAAACTAGTCAGGTCACGTCGTTGAATCCTACGCGAATCCTGCTCCCAATAGTCTGAGCCGGGAACCTCCTGCTGACCAGGTAATTGTTCGCCCAACTTCGTGACAGCACGCGAGTAAAGATAAGCGTCACGAGTCATACCCATCAAAGCGACAAGCGCCGGAACGGTATAAATCAGAACGTAATGATTCTCTGGTGCCAGATCCTCAATAAGAGCAATATGCTTCAGCGCTGTTTCACGATGCAATAACGTCCCAGAAATATAACCAGACATGTCATGAAAATGACGAGGGTGCAATGGTGAACCATCATTCAATCGTTCAGCCCAGGATTGCGGCCACGGCTTCACAAGTGCACCATCCCAAACCGGAGCACACACAAGCCCAGCGTTCCGCTCCTTTGCAAAGACCTCCAAAGCGGGGAGCTCCTCCACAATCACTGGATCCTCATCCGACGTCAACAGAATCCAGTCAGTCAACGAATGCCTCACCAACGTGACCATGCCCTGCCAAAACAACTCCGGCTCATCAGTTTGAACAACCCGCAACCCCTGAGCGCGAAGCTCACGTGCCAAATCAGCATCAGCATCATTGACGTTCACCAATGTGGGAACGCCCTCCAGATTGCTGACTGTTGACAAAACAGTGTCAGCCCTCCCAAAGGTGCTAATCGCAACCGTGATGTTAGACACCAGAAAACTCATGCCCCTCAAGATTCAGATTGATGAACGGGTTGAGCGAATACACTTCAACCCCGTACTCGTCGCGCAGATAATCCTTCATCAGCTTATGGTGCTCGTTATACAGCCCCCACAGCTTGTCCCCGTCAAGATAACCAGCGACACGATGCTCACCATCGAGGGTGCCACAATCAGCCCCAACAAGCATGATGAAACGAGCCCCCATGATTGCGGCCAAGTGCATTGAGCCATGCAGACTCGAGGAACCGTAGGCAATCGTCCCAGCTTCCGGCTTATGGAACGTCAACGGGTTCCATGCAGACCCTGGAGGGTTGTCATATTGGATAGGTGCCAGGACAAGGTGCGCGGGCTTCTCACCAACCCAAGCCTGACCCGTCATCGTGTCTTTCTCAATCGTCACAACGGTCCCAGAATCGGAGAGCAAATCGATTGCATTGTCGTGATAGTGAGTGAACGAATAATCCGAATCGTGCCCCAACACTCGAGCACTAAAGTTCGTGCTGACCGTTATCTTGTCGTGAAAAAACTCCGGCTTCAGAAAGTTCAGTGACGGGCCAGAACCCAACACCCAAACCGTGTCACCCTCATGCCGATTACGGAGCTCCTCAAGAAGCACTGAAATAATCCTTCAAGAACGGGAGCCAATACTCGTCAAACACCTTCGGAATGTCAAAGTCCAGCGCGAACTTCCGAGCCACAGGAGAAAACCCACGCTCAGCATGGTAAGCCTGCTCCAACGCCGACACCATCGACCCCAGATTAGGAATCTGGAAAAAAGCCTTCTGGGGTTCGTCCCAGAACGGTTGACCATCGACCAGCCAAGAATCCTCAGACACTAGATCCGTGGAAGCAGCCCAACCGGAAGCAATCACCCTCGTGCCACAAGCCTGCGCCTCAACAGTCGGCACACCAAACCCCTCACCATACGACGTGGCGAGGAGCACATCGAACGCCGAATAGAGTGCGGCCAGGTTCTCCCGTGAATACCCAATCCGCAACATTTCACGGTTAGCTAACGTCACCGCCGACGATGGCACACCTGCAGCCTTCAGTAATATCTTCAAATCGAACCCACCCGTAGCCGGTGCGGGGTCAGCATGGATATAGAGGTGAGAGTTTGGGAACTTCTTATGGAACATCGAGAAGGCGAGCAACGCTTCCGCATACGCTTTCCGGTGCACCAGACCGTTAGCCTTGTTCGCTGCAACCATCCCCACCAAGAACGTGTCATCCTCAATGCCCATGAACTCGCGTGTCGGAACCCCGTCGAACTTCTCTGTTTTCTTATAGACCGTCGTGTCAATCGCGTGAGGTATATACACCGAATCAATACCCGTGTCATCCAGCTGGCGCTTCCCAAACGGAGACATCGCCACCGGAGTCACATTGTCACGCTTCAGAAACGAGGCAACCTGCGGAGGCATCGTCACATGATCCAAAGGCACCCACGAAATGACCGGCACCTCATCCTTCCAAGCGTTATACACCCAAACGTCATACAACGTCATAATCGCCCCAGGAATACCAGGGTGCTGAGAACGGAAATGCTCAAACCACGTCGTCAACACATCCTGCGAATAAGGTGCAACCCCACGCGGGTAATGCGCCACCTCACCATGCTTCGTGCGGATCGTGTCAATCGAACCCTCCAACCCATAGTTCGACAGGACAGCAGTTTTCACACCATGCTCAGTGAGCGAACGAATAAGGTGGTCAGCTTGTTGACCGTACCCCGTAGGAGTACCAGGAGAGTTTGATGCGAGGGCAATCAGCCCCTTAATTTTGTCTGTAGGCATGACGCCTAGCATAGCGAAACCCCCCGCCGTGAAACCTACAACACGGCGAGGGCCTTCAGCCTATGGGTTCAGATTACGGCTGAACCAGTGCCTTGATGTGGTTAGCACCGTTGGCAACGCCCGCACCGAGGCGGTACACGAAACGGTAACCAG